GTTGTATCGTGCCACTTCATTCATCAAAGTTTTCTTGGGGTAAACACGACCGTTGCGGTTCTTTTGTTCCGCTTGCATGAAGATTCCATCGATGTGGTACTGTCTTTCTCCATCAACCTCTTCGGTGATGAGATTGATATCTTCGGTGTGTTCTGTAATCAATAACATTACATTGCTCCCTTACGTTTCTTCGCCATTTTCATCATTTTTGCGATCATTTGTGGATTCATTTGCATACCCTGACCCATGCCTTGCATCGGGGCTTGCATACCACCCATGCCTTGACCCATGCCTTGCATTGGAGGCTTCATACCACCCATCATTTTACCGGGAGCAGCACCCATTGGCATTTGTCCCTGCATCGCACCGGGACCGCCTTGATCCTTGATACGTCTAGGTGGGAACGCTTGATCGGGCATTCCATCTTCTTCGTCATCAGGCATAACCGACATCATGTCCATTTCGTACTCATACTCTTCCTCATCATCACGATCCATCATGCCCATATCCATTTCCATTTCCCGATAACTTGGTGAATCGGGTGGAGCATCAGCGGGGGTGCTTACGGGCATGTAAGGATTTCTCATCGGAAATTTTGGTCTACGTTTTACAGGGCGGCGTTCATCTTCATTTTCAAGATCAATTGGAGTTCTCAAAGGATTATCTGTGATTTTACTTGGATTGAGCCTTGGAGAAAAAATAGGGAAAAGTTCTTCCTCTAATTCTTCGTTTTCCTCATTGCTGGCTTTGAAGTTTTTATCGATATAGTTGAAAAACTTTTTCTTTTCTTCTTCGCCTTTGAGATCAGCGGGGGACGAAATGCCAAACTTCTTCATTGCCTTTTTGAAGAAAGCGTCATAGGCTGAATCACCCTCACTAATGGCTTGTCCAAAGTCATATGCGACTTTTTCTTTTCGCTGACACATGCACTCATTTACATTTGAGAAGAGTTCAGCAGACATGATTTCGGATGCAGCGTTGTATTGCCCATTGGCGACGGCATCAAGAATGATTTGTCCGGGTGTTTTGTTTGTCATATGAGATCCCTTTTTAGCCTTTCTTGAAAGAAATGAATCATAGAAACTGCCTTGTCCTGAGAATCCTCTAACTCATCCTCGAAGGCTGCTTTGTTTTTATTATTTAGACGCTTGTGTATTTCTAATGCGTCAGATGCCTCTGAAAGTGAAAAATAACTGTATGATTCATCACGATGTTTGAGAATCACTCCAGCACTAGGCATCGTTTGTAGAGATGAGATTGTTGCTTCTTTGACCTCTTTCTCTCCACCCATTTTGTCTTCAAGATCGAGAATTTTTTTGATTCCTTTTCTTGCCTGTTTGAGCGTGAGAAAAATGTCTTTTCTTTTGCCGTCAACGTAGGCAGACACAGGAGCCGAAGCACCCATGCCAACCTTTTTCAAAGTGATTACCTTTCCTTTGTATTCAAAAGATTTCAGATAAAATTCTTTTTGAAAATCAGGATCAAGGGTTGGATCTGCTTTGTCTGCGTCAGCCTCAGCCTTGTCCGTCTGTGCTGCTTGCAACTCTGGATTTGTTTCAGCAGCCTCTTCCTTTACGATCTGTCTGTGAGCATCCACAAAATCTAATGCCTTTGTTGAAAGCAGTGATTTCAAAAAAGTAGATGATACTTTGTCTGGTGCATTTTCTAAAAGATCAATAAAGTTTCTGGCATCTTTCATTAGAATCCTCTCGCCATTGATTCGGGGTTTTTGTCAGGCAGTAAGCCCTTCTCTCGTTCCTTGGTGATCTGTCTATCCATTTCCTTGATTTCTTGATCAGACTGTCGAAGAATATTTCTTCTAACAAAGTCTCTGGAATAGTAGTCACCAATGTGATCATTGATTTCACGAAGAACATCAAGTCTTTCTTTCAAGATTTCATACTCCTTGCTTTCGGTAAAGTAGGAGTCGGAAACATACTTGAATCGAATCTCTTGCTGCATCTTGTACCAATCTTCTTCTTTGATGATACCCTTGAGAATCAACTGAACACGAAGTGCATTCATAAAGAGAAGATTGAATTTGTTGCGAAGTCTATTGATAAATTTTTGGAAGTTCAACTCATCACGACTGATCTCAGATGCTCTGCCCATGTTGAAACCTGAGTCTGCCTCAAGACGGGACATCGGAATGTTGAGTGATTTGTAAAGTTTCTTTTCAAAATACATCACATCTTCCATCTCACCCAAGTTTTGCCCACCATCCAACGTGGAGACTTCCGTGCCTTTACCGCCTTCTCGACGGGGGAACCAGTAGTCTTCAAGCATGTTCATAAACTTACGATCATCTCGAATCTCACCTGTGTTCGCATCATAGACAAGTTTGTTTCTGTATCGGTTCATCAAGCCTTGAACATACTGCTCGGCTTTGTTTTTGGGGAGAGAACCGACATCGACATAGAAGATTCTTCGTTCGGGCGCACGAGAAAGTCGATAGATTACAGTAGCATCCTCGACCATTCTCAATTGGTTCAAAGGCTTGATTGCTTTTTGAAGATATGAAATCGCCCGTGTTCTAGATGCGTCGTACAAACCAGAGGGGTAGTAACAAATTGCTTCGGGTGCAATTTCAATCGCAGATGAATCTGTTGGTTTCTCTCTAAAAACGTAAACCTCTTTGACACCTTTGATTGTTTTTGCCCCAGTCTTGGGATCTGCTTTCTTCTCGACTTTTGCAATCTTTTTGATTTTAGCAGCATCAATCGGACGCATTTCGATGATACCTTTTTTGGGGCTGGATTTATCAACGATCATGTGATAATAACCCTTGCCATCAATGTACCATCTTCTAAAGATTTCATAACCACGATTATTGAAATCTAAAAGTCTAAGAATGTGATCGAATTCTTTATCGATTCTATCTTTCACAGAATCAGACAAAGAAGAAATCAAAGAAAGATCCAATCCAATTGGATACTTTTCTTCATTGTTCACGATTGCCTCATTGCAAATATCCTCGATGGCTTGTTCAGCCTCCGGTTGCATGGACATTTCTCTATATTTTGCAATGAATTGTGCTTCGCTTCTAAGCGAAACGTCGAGATCAATGCCTACTCCATAGTAACCACCAGCGTCAACTGGCATCGCATCATCAAGTTCAGGGAGAGTAAATGAAGCCGCCTTTGGTTCAACAGGTGTATTGTTGACCAACGCCTCCTTTTTGGATCTCCCTATTGAAATACCAAATAATTCAACAGGCATAATTTATCCTTATCTACTCGTTCTGTTACCGGGTTCTCCGTATCCAACATTTACATCACTAGAGATAAAGTAAGAATACCCAAGAGTGACGGTGAACGTAGCGAGTTCTTCACTTGAAGCATCCAGAGCGACTTCTGAAATGCTCTTCGGGAAGCAGTATTTGAAAGTATACGACTTCACTGGTTCCCCACTTCTGTCGAGTTGATCAACAGACCAGTCGGGGAAGTCAGTGGCGTTGTTGAGGGTAATCTCTCTATCGGGCAGGTTATCTTCTGCACCGTTCAAATCCTCAAGCCATTGCTCAAACTTACTTCTCAAATCCATATCCTTGTCCGAAAGAACAGTGATTGTCCAATCTTCAAAGGTTCTTGACATAGGAATTTTGATTGTTCTTCCTCTAAACGCTGGTGTTGCTTCACCGATTGTGCTTAGGGGAAGGTTTGCAGCGGTGACGAGAAACTGAGTTCGATCATCAGTTCCACTTGCTCCAATTCTACCACCAACGCGGAACAACGCTGGTCTTGCACCACCACCAATTTTATCTTTGAAATCTTCGATTCTCATTTACTTGCTCCTTAGTTTATTTAGTTGCTTCCTCCGAGGCTTTGAATCTCGTTGAAGTCAACCCCGGTTCGTGTGGCGATAAAGTTGAGGGTGATGAAGTTGATGGACCTTGTGGGCTGCACAAAGATATCAGCAACAAAAGCGTTCCTGTCGATCACGGCAGGTGTGTTATTGGTTTCATCACAAACAACCTTGAAGTCGGTAATACCACGACGAGCCTGAACATCGAGCAAGAATGGTTCAATCAAGTTCTTGAACTGCGCTCTCGTAAATCTATCATTCAATTCAAACAACTGGAACTTAGCGGCTGTGGCAATCGCTTTCTCAAGAACAATGAACAATCGACGAACATTGATTCTATCAAAGGCACTTGGCTTGGCAAGCAAGGTCTTATCACCGAACAGGACTGTGCCTTGTCCGGGGAAGGACACCACGGGGTTGATACCATTCTTATAAAGTTCATCTCTTGAAGCCTTGTTAGGATTGAAAGCCAAAGAAACCACGTTATTCAACTGACCTCGGTTGAAACCAGCAGGTGAGAACCAAGTTTCGCTAGTCACATCAGAGCGTGCAGCGATACCGGCAACATCACCGTTCAGCGGGACATAACGGAAGACATCATTGAACCTGTCAAAGATATACTTCCAACCAGAGTCAAGGAATGCGAATGAAGACGAAACATTCAAGTTAGTTGATGCGTAATTCACATCACCACCAAGTTCTACGGCATTGACACCTGTTCGATAACCAACGACATTGCCAGCCTGAACATAATTTTTCTTCACCACATCTGTTGAGGTAAGAACAGCGTCTTTAGGTGGAGACAAGAACACGATACAATCTTTGCGATTGTCACATTGTGTTACCAAATTCTTAGCGGTGGTTCCTGTTGATGGACCACCAAGCAGAAGCGATGTGTCGTCTGTCTCTGCGTCAGCAAAACTATCATATCCATCAGTGATAAAGTCGGAAGGCTCAGACCCACTCGTTCCACCCTTGAGGCTCATGTATTGGTTTTCTTTCAACAAGCCAAATGTCACACCAGAGGAAAGATTTCTATCGGGCAAACCATTACCTTTACCAAAGAATCCAGCAGGAAGTTGGAAACCAGCATAAATGTATTCTGAACTATCCCTAAGAATATTTCTAAAGTATTGACTTCTTCCGTTATCATCTTTTGCATTGATGCCTACAGACATGTTATCAAAGACCTCAAGAACTGCTCCGGGTGTTCCAGTCCAATCACCGTCTTGGTCAACAATGACGTATTGAACAATATCATTGGTGACTCCAAGTTGTGTGCCATTAGAACTTGTGGCGGGGGTCTTCACATCGACATTGGTTGCATACTTCCACTCAATGCTACCGACAGTAGGACCGATTGATTGTGTGAGCAATCCGGGTTCCGCAATGTTGATCTCGGAGCCGAATGTCTCGGCACTCACACCAGTAATAGCATACTTTTGTCCACCAAGAACAAATCTATCAGCGTAAAGACCGTTTACGCTTCCAGCAGTTGTCCCAACAGGCAAGAAATCAAGATCATGCTTGAGGCTAATACCTTGAGTTTGTCCGGCTGAAAGACTGAAATCACCAGCAGTTCTCGAACCCGCAGTAAAGGATGATCGGTTTGAGAACGAAACAAGAAGAGAGTTACCGGAAATGATACCATCCGTGGTGTTACTTACAGCATCACCACCGGGGAACTTAGCGACCACATGGTTTCCCTGCCAGTCAGAGTCAGTGGTTGCCGTCTTTGTGTTATAGTCTGCCACATTTTTGATGAGAACACCACCAGAATTACCAGCGTTCAACGCACCGTCAATAACCCGAACAATTTTCAGATTTGAGGCGTATGAGAGGTAGTTTGCAGCAGTGAACCAGAAGTTTGCATTTGCTGTGGTTGGACCATTGAATGCTTCTCTGAGATCATCAATACTTGTGACTGTGACTTTTTGATCAACTGGACCCCATTCAAAGAATCCTGCGAATCCAGCGTTCGTCGTAGAAACTGCTGGAACAATGTTTGTAAGGTCAATTTCTTTGACTTCGACACCGGGGCTAACTTGAAATGCCATAGATCATCTCCTTGATACTAACTTATCTATGTAAAATGGGTGTTTAGAGAAACTGGTTGTCATCATCATCAGCGACACGCCATAGAGTCCCGTCGTTATCTTGAAACTCAATATCTAGTCCTACATCCATAAAACCAAACGGCATCAACTCTTCTTCCATTTTTTGAATTTTTTCACGGTAGAGTTTGTCACGAATATTTATGTCCGTCAAATCTTTGAAATATGGCTGTGTAGATGTCCATGCAAAAAGCACAAGTGTCATCACCAAGTCATCATGGTGTCCGGTTTCTGCCTCATACGAACCTTTTTTAGCGACAAATGCAGAAAGTTCATTTATAAT